TTGGGTTGTAGTCCGTGATCAGGCGCCGCTTTCCAACACCACCGAAGATGATGTTGAATAGCTTGCGCTTGATGGTGCGTGGGAATCTAAACTTCTTCATTTTCCACCATTGTAATACGCTCACCGATCCAATGCATTACTGGCACTGCCATACTGTTACCCATTGCCTTGTAACGTGGTCCGTCTGGTGATTCATCTTTCTTACGCCATGGAATGTTGGTATGGTTATCAGGAAAACCTTGCAATCTCTCACACTCCACTGGAGTTAATCTACGCACTGCCATCTGACTGGCCATCGCTGTTTGATTATCACCCATGTTGGCACGCAATGTTGGTGTTGCATCCTCAACAAAACGATTTGGATTGCCCTCACGTTTGGCAATTCCTGGTTCAAACCCATATGCTACACCATGCACACCAGTAGCGTTCAAAGTATACATTGGACCGCCTTCAGTAAAGCCGTTACCATTGCCACCATTCAAGGGTTGTCGTCCGATCGTGTTTTCAGCCAAAGCAAACGGCACATTCCCACCACCAGTCCCCCATCTTGCAGTAACAGTGGTACATACACTCCCCATTTCTTTGACTCTAGAATCAGTGGGATGATTTTCATAAACAATTAGCCCTCGCCCATCTTTCATATCTTGGTTTCCAAACCCTTTGTAATCACGAGCCATCAATGTTCCAATGGTATTTTTCCCATCTGGCGGGCAAGGAATCAATGTATTGGTGGTGGGATCATGCCTTGTTTTGGTTGAGATAGCATGAGCTATTCTGTTTTCTCCGCCATTGATTTCAGTGCTTGATGTAGAAGTGGTGGAAGAGTCTTGTTTCTTACCTCTGCTCGTCTTAGAATTCCCGAGCAAGCTTTCTGACTCAAAAAGAACCTTTGCGGGACTGGTCCAGTCTCCAAGACATCCAACAACGAAGACTCTTCTGCGTCTTTGTGGTACTCCAAAGTGTTGAGCGTCAAGCACCCTGTAGGCGAACCCATACCCGAGTTCGACCAACGCCCCGAGGAAGGAACCAAAATCCCGTCCTCCGTTGCTACTGAGGACACCTGGCACGTTTTCCCAAACGCACCACTTGGGTCGATAATGGTCAAGAATTCCAACATAGGTGAGCATGAGGTTACCCCTTGGATCTTCAAGTCCCTTTCTAAGTCCAGCGACAGAGAAGGATTGGCAAGGGGTTCCTCCAACGAGAAGGTCAATTGATTCATTTAAGTTCCACTCCTTATATTTAGTCATGTCCCCTACATTGGGAACGGTTGGAAAACGATGTGCTAGTACTGCTGAAGGAAAGGGTTCAATCTCTGAAAATGCTACTGGTTTCCAGCCAAGATCATGCCAAGCTACTGTGGCTGCCTCGACCCCACTACATACTGATAAGTATTTCATTTACTCCTCCTTGAAGTATTGGTATATGTCCACGACATCGGATCCGTCTTCGTCCCAGCTGTCTTCGACACCATAATCACCACGGCTGGCCCGCATTCTTTCTTCGTGGCGGAATCTTGGTTCGATTTTCCACCACTCTGCTGATGCTTCTTTGTATTCCAACCATTCGTCATTTTGAATAAAGTGTGGATGATTATTGTTTTCAAATTGTATAGAATCAAGATAGTCTCGATGTGGTATATAGGGGTTTTGAATATTGTCTTTTGTTTTAACTAGCTTAACTAGATCCCTTGCTTTAATGAATCTGCGATAAGCTTTTAATTGCTCTTGTGTTAAATCAAGTGTCATACCCATCATCCCCTAAATGCTCCGTATTAAAGTTTTCCAAACTAATTGGTTCTTTGTTAAGTATACCATTCAATTGCGCAATGCGCAATGAAGTTGTGCCTAATTTTTGAGCAAGTTCTTGGGTTGATGGTTCACGACCTAGTTCTTGGGTTAGCAATCTTTCGGTGTATTTGGTACGTCTAATCTCCTCAGTTACGTTTACTGGTAATCGAATCAGATTCTTGGTATTGGCAACACCCCGATTGACCTCTGTCAGAATCACTTTTCGCGCATAGGAAATAAATCGAATGTCTTCTTGCGGTTTCCACTTCTTTGCTGCTAAGAGCAATGCCTCATTCCCAAAACCCATCAAGTCTTCCATATCCACTCCAGAGTGGTGCCAGGTTGGCGTGTTCTTGATTGTCTTGACCACGAATCGAAGATTGTGAGTCACCAGCTTTTCAAGTGCAAGCTCGTCACCAGTAGCGATGAGCTTGGCCAGAGTCCGCTCTTCTTCAATGGAAAGCGTAGGAATCCCATAAAGTGACCTCATGTAATCCGATAATGAATTTCTTTTGTTTTTCAAAATAACGCATCTCCACAAGATTCATACGATTGTTGAAAGACCATACTGGCAGTAGGGTCTTTTATTTTGGGCAATACTTTTAGTATGCACCCTGTTCTTAGGTAGGGTTCACACTCAATACGACTGGCGAATTTTCTGACAAGTTCGCCATCTTCGTAGACTAAATATCTATACATTTGTTTTGCTACCTTGCTTGACCTTTTTCTTTTCGGGTGTTGGCATAATATCAAACCGATCTATTGGCATACGTCTTAGTTTACCATTCTTTGGCACAAAGTAAACAAAATCTTCTTTGATGTACCAACAAGCCTTAATTACTTCATGGTTTGAATTACTTGCATATGCTTGCAAGTAATCATCGTTGGTTGTACAGTATTCGTCTGTCAGCATGGTATAACCCCCTATTACATTGGGGGTGTATGCCAGTATGGTAGCTTGAGCAACAACACAATGCCCTACTGCTAGGGCAATCACACTAAATCTTTTCATATATTTTCCTTATTAATATCGGTATTTGTTTATGAATAGCCACAATAAATATTAGAACCCATTGGGGTAAGATGTAGTTATCCCACCCCCAATGTACTAATAATAGGTATCCGAGGATAAACCACCCAACATATTGAAGTGCAGCCCCCATTAGTATAAATCCCTTTCATTCACACGGACGGCAACATCATGCCAGTACTGTTGCACCTTATCACGCAGTTCTTGCGGTGCATCAGCTGGATTCATGTCGCTGATTTCTTCTGCCATATGCAATTCAGATGTTGCCTCTGCCCAATTCATTTGAGTAAATGGGTAAAATCTACCATCGGGTTTGAGGTCTTGCTCGACCTCATAATCGATACGCTCGCCCCGCTCATCTGAATCATCGTAATAATCCTGGATTCCGGATTCTAACCATCCATCATAAAAGTTACCCATTGCACACCTCCGCATAATAAATTTCGCCATCAAACTCGGATGGTACGAGATAAGAATCAAAACCATTTTCTGTCATGTAATCATCGGCCGTGTTAGAGTCCATCATAATTTTGACATCTAATCTGCGGACAATTGCTATAGGAAATTTATCACCAGCCTTTACAAAATCACCGAATTCAAATATACCAAACCACACTTCTTTAGCGGGTACTGGTGGTGGTGTCACCAGTTTAATGATAAAGCTTTCTACGAATTGTTGTTCCCAGTTCATACTGTTTCCTCCCAAGTTCTTTCGTTGTATTCCATTTCAATTTGACTATCTGTCCAATTGTTATAGCCCATGCCATCGCCCAAAATGTGGTATAGATATTCCACATCATTATTGTACATTGCCGATTTGATTGTCAGAATGTCATCGTCAATTAGTTTTTTAATCATCTCTTCAATTCGAGTCATTTTATTCTCCTAAGTGAATAGTTAGTGTTACTGGGTTGTAGATCTCATTCTCTTCTAACCACAAGTAGCAATCACTTGCAGTTTTGAAGTGAATTTGGTGATTCAAAACCTGGCCAGACTTGGGCTGCTCAGCTTGTTTAATAAACTCTTTGCAACAATTTACTAATATTTCTTGGGCATCATCGTAATGAATCTGACCTTCGTCCCATTGCTCATGAATATCATTCACTGAAAAGTGTAAGCTATCGATTGTGTATAAATTCATTGTGTGTCCTTATCTCTATAGCAAGTGTTTAATTGGTACTCCATTGTGTAAACATCGTCTCTATACCACCAGTCTGGCTCGCAGTTATATTGCTTACCATGCTTACGTAAACCCCAAATGAGGGTTGCCTTTGCTTTTCTTTCATTATTACTAAATGCCTCGAATGAAAAATTGCGACTGTCGTAAAATGCACCATACATTTTCATATCATCCCACCTTAATAAATTGAAAGTGATCTTCAACAAACTGCTTTTCGTGTAATGCTCTACCTAACC